CTCCCCTTTCTCTCTGGTTACTTTTACCGTTTGATCTGACGTATCTCTTTTTTTATTTAAAAAAAAAAAAGAGATACGTCAGATCAAACGGTAAAAGTAACCAGAGAGAAAGGGGATAACTAAAAGAGCGTGGGGACGGCAGGAAATTCATGTCCATATTCGAGCATAAATTCGCGCATAGTTATCGCGGAAGGGGGAACGACATCCGGAGGCTGAAGGAAGTGTGCGGGTGACCACTTTTTCCAAGGGTCGAGTTCGCCTTGCCATGTGGCATAGCGGGCACGTACTTCTTCAATTGAGGGGAAGCGTTCGGGGTTCACAAATTCACGCGGATCGTCTAACATTTTAAACATACCGGGGAGGTGTTTCATGATCTTGTCCAGATTGGACTGATCAATTTCAGCTCGGTAAGGTAGAAATGTGCAGTAGACGTCAAAGCAGAATTCGAAAAACGTGGGATCCTGGCCAGCGGAGGCCCAGGCCATACCAACAGCGCGTGCAGACATATACTTGTCGATTGGACCATGTTCGGGGTAACATAGTTGTGCGACCAGTTTGTCGATTGAGCGGAGAGGTTGTCCGAAGTGGATTCGGTATCCTAGCATTTCGATTCTAGAGCGTAGAACGGTGAAGATTGACTTGTTCGCGGAGAGTACCATGCCAAAGCGGGAGAGAGCGTGCTTTTCAAAATATAACATAAATGAATGTAATCGGTCGTCAGACCAGTTTGAGAGAAGGACGTTATCGTCACCCATGACGAAGATGACTAAATCATAAATATCTTGATCGGTGCAGCCAAAATGAATGAGGGCGTGGACCATAAGAAATAAATTACAATAGGAGTCAAGGTACTGTGTATTAAGCATACCAGATGCAATACCAGCGAAGCGGCGTACATAAGCGTAACCATCTGCAGTGCAGAAGACGCAATTGTAGTACCAAAGTCGGAGAAAACAGATAATATTAAAGATTCGTGAAAACATTTTGTCGGTAGTGAGACCGGGATAGGTCGGGTATTCAGCAGTAGGCTGATATCCATGTGATACAACGATGAGCGAGGGAAGGAAGACGGTAAAGAATGTGTCAACGATAATCCAAGGCATGCGTTGGTCGAAGGAAGACCAGTCAATACATAAGTAAGACGAAAAACATTTCGCGAGGTTGTCCATATAGGCGCAGCCACCACGAACAGTTTCGATACTGTACATAATTGATGATTTCATTGATCTAGCCATAATATGCAAAGGGAAGGTAATCATACATTCTAGATGTAGAAAGAGAGTATCCATAGCGTAAACGGGACGTTGTTTAAGTGTTCCATCACGATCGGAGATGTGATTACGAGTAAAAAGCATTGTAGCGTGTTCTAAAAAGAAGATGCGGAGGCGGAGATTAATATCTGTAAGAGAGAGATTTTCAGGGGAGAAGGGAATGCCAAATTCCTTGATACGGTGAACGACGGTGCGGGCCCATTCAGTGAAAGCATTGAGGAAATATCCTTTGGAGGATTGTTTCGAATGGTAGTCGGGATGATGA